GAACGGAGTAAAATTTGCAGAACCTAGGATGGCAACCTGAGTGAATGAACGATAACTCATTTTGAGTATGTTATTCTCTAGGTGTTCTTGATAATCCCTGACACTTGCATCCTGATTAATCAGAATATCATTACACCAAATTTCAAATTTATTTGGTTTAGTACCACGGATTAGTTTGTAGTCTTTATTCCCGATTGTAAAATCGAGCTCGACTAATAATTCTTTTTGATTGATTGAGTTTACAAGAAGGTCTTTCTTGAGGTTACGGAACCCACGACCATACAATGCATAACATAATGCATCTAACATCGTTGATTTACCCGCACCGTTTTCACCCAAGATCAGGGTTGTTTGATGTGAATTCAAAGGGATTTTAGTAAACTTGTTTCCCGATGAAAGTAAATTTTTATATCGTACTTCTTTAAATATTATCATAGATAAGTGTGTTCATCCAGTGCTTCATTATACAACGAAGTCATCAAATCTGTAAGAGGCTTTTTCTTACCTTGGATGTCCATACCTTCAACATACTTGTTGAGTATGGTAAGTGTGTCTTCAACATTCTCTACATCTGCATCATCCATCAAGTCCATATGTTTATGGTCATCTACTACATGTAAATGTAATGGTGAAGCTGCATGTAACTTATCTAAGAATGCATCGAACCAATATGGGTTGTCTTTATTTACCACTATCACTTTTGTGAATTTTCCAGTTGCATTTGAATAGTCTTTGTTAACAAGTGTTTCAAATGTTTCCTTTGTATCATCATAAAATATCTTTTCAAATATAGTTAATGGATTTGGAACTGGTAACATTTCTCTTGTTGATGTGTCAAAGATATGAAAGTATTTGTTGTCTCCAAAATCTGACCAAGTAAACTGCATCTGAGAACCAAGATATTTGATGTTTGCAAATTCTGATTTCTGATGGAAGTGGCCACTGTATACTTTTTCAAATCTACTTACATAAGAATGATCTAGTCCATGTTGACATGTCATGCCTGGCATCATCAATGCACCTTCGAACTCAAAGTGTCCCATACAAATAGGTGCATTACATGTAGTCAAAAACTCGACTGAGTCAGCATAGTTATCACTATTGATCCATGGACTCAATGCAATATTCAAACCATCGTATTCTTTTACTTCGGGTGCTGTAATTACATTTATATTGTCATCTGTGAATAGTAATAGATCAGGTGAATTCACTTCATTGGTATTCTTATAATAAGTATCATGATTACCAATAATCAAATCCATACTGATACCAGCTTCTAACATGGGTTTTATAAAGTGTTCCCTGTTTGCTTTGAGTGAAGAGAAGTTGATGTACTTTCTTCTATCAAAGTAATCACCCAAATGAATGATATGTTTGATATCATTTTCAACTAGGTATGGAAAAAATATCTCTTTGTAAAATCGTCCTTGGTAATCTGACATTGCTACCATATCACCACGGACACCCGCATGAGTGTCGTTAAGTATTGCTATTTTCATTCAGTAAATTTTTCTAAATTAGTATTCTCTTTTACTTTCTTTTGTCTTTTGGATTTTCTAGGTTCATATTCAACCCGATTCATATGCTCTTGCATCCACTCTACATTTGTATTTGTAAGTGTCGGATCATGTTCACCATCAATGGTAGTATATGCATCCATAGTTATATTTGATTCTTCGATAGATTTCTGTTTAATGAAAACTTGTTTCTTCTCCTTTTGTATCCTTCGAAGGAAAGCGTAATAACATATTTGGGTTACATATGCGAATGCATTGTTTGACTTTTCCGTATTGAAGTTACCGATATACTGAATACAATTCTCGATTGCATCACATATCATTTCGTCACGGTAAGTATAGTTGATGAAGTTTGGACGGGTAGATAGTCTTGTTGCAATCTTATAGATGCACTCTCCTATGTACTCTGTCATCCTTGGTGGGGTCTTCCCCTTTGATTCTGCGAGTCTAACTGCTTCGTTGTACTCGGAGACTGCTAAAGTGAACTCTTTGTTGTTAACATAGTGTTCTGCTTTCTTTGGGTCTTTTTTAGTAGTCATGTGTCTATTATACTAGAAAATCTCCATATTGTAAGAGGCTTTTTAGTATTTATTTAATTTGAATTTTTCAGCAAAACCACCTTTACAGGTGAGCTTTCTATGGTAAAATGATTATGTTCCCGCAGGGGAATTAGCTAATAAGGGATCAGTACGAAACATCACTGCACGACCCATTCGGTCTTGTTCACCGATTGATACATAGAACAAACACATAACCATAATCCACCCTATTATATAGTCGTTCATGAGAACACCGCTTGGTTGATTAACATGACTGCAGCCATCATACCTAGTGCAGATATCTGAATGACTGTTGCAATTGCAACGAATTTAAGTTGACGGTCTCCCCACCACTTTAGTTCTGTCTCATACCAAGTTTCGACTTCCTGTGGAGTGGCGTCCCTTGGTTTGAAGTGTAGTTCTAATTGTTGTTCGTATCCTGACATAACATTAGCTGCGTCATCTACTGCAGAAGGAAGTTGCCTTTTCCATACTGGATCGTAGTTAGACACTTGGAGAGACCCCCATAATAGAAAGTAAAAAGATGCTCACTAATATCGTTAGTTCTGCATTTTCTTTTAATTTTTCTATTCGTTTCTCTGACATCTTAGAGACCGTTAGTCCCCAGCCAGATTATTCCAAATGGTATAAGTATCGGAAGAGATAGTAGTGTGATGAACTCTACACCATCGATTAGCTTTGATACAATCTCTGATCTTCTCAAGTTTTCGATTTCAGACACCATGCTCTTCACAACACATTTCAATGTTGTAGTTGTCATGGTTTTTATTTCCTAAAGTCTATTATAAACACATTGAATAATATGATATAACTCAAAATTATTCGATAGTATATATACATTCGCGTTACCCAATGTAACACAAATGGAATAAAAAATTATTTTTTAATGAATCTTTTTTTTGTCGGTAGGTGGAAGTGCAGATTCAAAGTCTGCAAGAGTTTCATCTAGTTCATCCCACTCTTCTTCTTCCATTCTTCTGAGCATTCTTTCCTCTTGCTCAGTCATCGGGCCACCTGTTGCATTCATGAGATCATGGACTATTCTATCAAGGTATGCTCTTCTCACATCCTTTCTGTTATCAGTTAAAGGTATTTTATTATTGTCGACCATGTCGAACCACCTTGATGAAGCTTGATCATAATAAGGGATGAATTGTTCATGTAATCTATTTCTATGTGCAACCATATCATTAGGTATAGTTACAGTTGCATCTGCTGATAGAGCTGCATAAGGATAAAAAGTTGCAAGGGTTTGACTCCCTTCGGGATTTACAACTTCTAATCTACAAATCATAGGAAGTGTTACTTCTATTCCTTTATGCGTATCTCTAGTCATTCCAACAACTTCGGAACCACTTCTGAGTTTCAATACTTCGTATTGAGTTGGTATGATATCTTTAGGACTTGTCATTTAATTCGAACTGCTTAATTTCATATGAAAATCTTTCTTCGTTGTAAATATTTATACGATCTTTCAGGTGAGAAAGGGTATAATTGTCACATTGTAAATCGTCTGCAATATCGAATAATCTCATCTTATCTTTTCCATCTACCTTACGAAGACCTCTACCAATCGATTGTAGATTTCGTATTCTAGATTTAGATGGACTTGCAAATACTATATTGTCTATTCTTTTTATGTTAACACCAGTAGAGAATGTTCCATAAGATGCAAGTATGGTATCGTTCTCTGCCTTCTCTACTATCTCTCTAACAGCTTCTCTGTCTTCCGTGTCTGTTCCACCATATACATAGTGTAAGTTTTCACCCAGTCTCTTAAACATTTTATTATGTAGAAGAACTCCATGTTTTTCGACATATTGGAATAATACGAGTGTATTTCCCGATAAACTGTACACAAGATTACAGATAAATTCGTTTCTTGCCTCATTAGAAACAAGGTAATCCATCTCTTCTTGGTAAGTCATTTTCTTCTGTTTAGTATGACGAAGTATGACACAATCTATATCTAATTTTGCAATGGTTCCGTCTTCTATCAATTCTTTTGTGCTTATGACCTTTTTGACTGGGCCGAACAATCCTTCCAATTGCAATCTATGACATTCAGAACCATCCAGTGTACCAGTGGTTCCAAATCTGATTGCAGTCTTCTTCATTTTTTCGAGGATTCCTTTGAGGACATTTGCTTTGAAGAGGTGTGCTTCGTCTCCAACGACAACTTCGAAACTTTCCATGACATCTTTAGGTGCCTTAGAAAAGCTTTGCCATGTAGATATCGTGATGTCTGAATCAAATACAGGCTGACCGCCATAAATTTTACAAATCTCTTTATCATATCCATAGTCTTTAAAATCCTTCGCCATCTGTTCCACAAGTGAAGTTGTAGGAACTATGATGATCGTTTTTTTGTTATAGTATCTTGCAAGTAAATAAATGATTAGGGACTTACCACTTGCAGTTGGTGAAAGTAATAGTTGTCTTCCATATTGAGTTGCAGTATTAAATGCATCTATCTGATAGTCTCTTGGTTCAAAGGGAAGGTTTAAATCTGCCAACCATGATTGACTA